TTTAAAAATATATTATCTTGTTTCCTTGAAAATCGGCAGGCAAACTAAAATGACAGTAAGTTTGACAGTAAGTTTGACTGCATTTTATCTTGTTTTAACTTAATTCAAAATTACTCAACTGAATTTTTGAAATCTCAAAAACCCAGTGTTTAAGCCACTTTTAAGGCGTTTTAAGTAATTTTGGCAAAAAATAAAAGGCGGTTAAAAAACCACCTTTTTGGTCGAGGTGACAGGACTTGAACCTGCGGCATCTTGGTCCCAAACCACTTAATAAATGTGTGAAAAACTTAGTGTTTATCGGACTTTTCAAGTTCAGTTGCCTAACATTTGCCTTGCATTTATTTTTTAGCTTATTTTACGATTGAGAAAATCATCAAGTTTTTTCGCAGGTGCTTCAGTATCATCTTGCATTAAATGCGTGTAAATGTTCAAGGTGGTTTCGGGTTTGGTATGCCCTAACTGGTGTTGAATGTAGAGAATATCATAGCCCGAATAGAAAAGATTTGTTGCATGGGTGTGTCTAAGACAATGAGCTGTAAACGGTTCTATGACCTGCGGAATACCGTCGGGGCAGTATTTACTGCGTGGAGCAATGCCGACAATTTTGCCTTGCTGTGAATTGAATGCTTCGAGGTTTAGGCAATTGATGTAACTCTCCCACAATCTCCGCCACGCTGAATTTGTCATAAGTTTGCCCTTGGTGGTTGTGACTACATAATCAAATGGGGAATGGGGTGCAAGGCTTTTCAGATAGTCTGACAGAACGGTCGGAATATCAACCTTGCGGACACCTGCTTCTGTTTTCGCTCCTGCTTTTATGTAAGAATTGTTTCCGTCAAGAACCAAAGTCTGATGAACATTTATTTTGTTGCGTTTCAAGTCAATATCCGCCCATTGCAAGCCGAGGCATTCACCTCTTCGCAGTCCTGCAAGCAACATAATCATTGCCGGCAATCTTCCTCTGTGAGGAGTGTTGATTATTAGCTTTTGCTCTTCGGGTGACAAAGCTCTGCGCTCTTTCTTTTTTGCCGCATTCTTAGATATTTTGACATATTTCAGTGGGTTGAAGTCGATAGCTCGGTTTTCAATAGCGTACTCAAACACTCGGCTTGCGGTTGCGATGAACTCTTTCAGCGACTTTTTCGCTGTTGGTTTGCCTGTTGTAGGGTTCTTAGCGGCTAAGTCAAACACGATTTCCTGAAAATCGGCAATTGTCAGCTTGTTGATTTTACAATGCTCAAGTTCTGCAAAATGTTTGAGATACCGTTCAAGCGTTTTGTATTGTTGCGGTGTTTGCAGTGACCTCTGAACTGACAGCCAGCGTTTTTTCCAACAGCCGTATGTATCATCGGAAGAGATGTCTATGCCTTTGCCGAGTTTTTGTTTTAATTCGGCGGCAAGCGTTTCAACCTCTTTTCGTGATGTGCCGCATACGGATTTGTACTTTCGTTTACCGTTTTCATCCCGACCGATATAGATGTTCTTCTGATAGCGACCGTCTTTTCGTTTTTTCATAATGTAATACACTCCTTTTGCTTAAAAAAGGGTGCAAAAATCCCTTGTGCTTTAAATTACTTGAAAAACACAAGGGAATGTGATACAATTATTTTGCATTAAAGTGCATCACTTGCACCCTGTGTAGGTGATTCCGCTCTGTTCGAGTACCAGTCGAGCAGGGCGGATTTTTTTTATTTAATTTTTATTTGCTATGAGCATTTTAACCTTTGCATTATAACTTACTTTATCGTTCTCATCGTAATGTTCACCAATTGTAAAATCGTTAATGCCAAGAATTCGCTCTTGATTTTCTTTAACAAAAGCTACATCTTCTATATGGAGATTGCCGACATCTAAACCGTTGACAAGCACCTTGATTGCAGGCTCGCCTTTATAATCGTATTCCTGTAACTGCACATTAAGCGCTTTGCCTGCTTTTTTGTCAGTTTTGAGTTGTTTAAGTAACTTCTGCCTGCCCTGAAAGGTAACACCTGCAACTTTAAAAACTTTCGTGTGCGACTTGCCCGATTCCGGTTGCATCGCAGGAGTTTTTACCTCTGATTTTGGCTTTTTAAATAATTTTGATAATAATCCCATAATAGCCTCCTCATTGACACATAATGTCAAATATTATATAATAATATTCGAGGAGTTCCAACTTCTCATAATTCCTATTCCTACCATAGCGGCAACTATGGTAGGTTTTTCTTTTTATTGATAAAATTTGCGAATTGTTCTTTCACCTGTCTTTCAAGAGGGTGCAGATAAAAGGCGTTTCTGCGTTCGAGCTCTGCCATTCGTTCAGCCCTGTAGGTTGCCGCCTCAAAGCTAATGTCACATAAATTTGCAATTGCAGCGGCATTTGTTGCGTGTAGCTCATGGAGTACGCAAGCCGGAGCCAACAAATCTCGAGCAAATACATTTGCTGAATGTTCGGCATCGTCGGTTGTTGCAAATCCGTTGCCGTTTTCCTTAAACAAGTGACCTAAAAATATATGACCGAGTTCATGCGCAATTGTAAATCTACATCGCTGAGGGGATTGCTCATCAGCATAGACGATGTACAACTTATCATCTTGCATCAAAGTTATTCCACTCTCATTTTGGTGTAGCAGATTGACCGCCGAATTTTTTAATAAAACAATGTCGGTTTGATTAGCTATTCGGCTTACCTTAACAGGTAGGCTATCTATATTATAATCAATCAAACATTGCCAAGAGGCATTGCGTGCCTGTTTGTATTTACCATAATTCAAGTTTTACCACCTCGTAGGTATTGTAACCTATGAGGTGTTTTTTATTATGTAATGCTTATAAGTCTGTATCGTCAGGCTCAAACTTACTGAGATCAGGAAGATTAACTATTTCAATAGGTTGATTGTTGCCGTCACTTCGTGCGGCTTTAACCGTTGGTATCAAAATTTCATCTTCCACACCAAGCAATTTATCAACCGCAGGTTGCATATCAACTTTATTACGATAAGCAATCATAACTTTCTTTTCGTGAGCACTTAGAGAGAAATCGTTATGTTCTTCAATTTTTGATCTATTAGGCGATATATCAAAACCCATTAGCCAAGCTTCATTTACATTTAATGCAAGACCAAGAATAAACAATTTATTTTGTCCGGGTTCAACTTTTCCACTAACATACTGACTTAAATCGTTTTTGTTTAATTTAACACCGTATGCTTCGCAAAAAGGCTTTGCCATATTTAGAATATCAATTTGCTTCAGATTTCTTTCTGACATTATTTGCTTTAATCGGTACGAGGTACTGTATTTTTTCAACTGTATCGCCTCTCTTTGTTTGAATTGTAACACAACTTGAACAAAAGTTCAATAGTTTAATGAAAAAAAGTTCAATTTTTTTGAATTTTAGTATTGACAAGCAAAATATAATGTGTTAAATTGTAATTGTTCAAAGATATTGAACTCCAAGGAGGTGATTTAATGCCATTTGATTACAGTAAGTTAGAGGGATTAGTTAAAGAAAAGTGCCGTACACGCATGAACTTTGCAAAAGAAATGGGGCTGTCAGAACGTAGTATATCTTTAAAAATGAACGGCAAAGTACAATGGAAGCAGAGTGAAATTTGTAAAGCGTGTACGATTTTGCAAATTGACAATGCAAACATACCAGAATATTTTTTTAATTTAGAGGTTCAATTGCATTGAACATTGCCGCCTTATTATCTCAGAAAGGAATGATAAAAATGGATTTAAAGCCGTGTCCGGTTTTGTGGTCGGAAACCGATAATTGAACATTGGAGCAGTGGCGGAATAATGTATATGGTTAAATGTAATAACCCTGATTGTCCTGTCCCTGTGAATAGCTATCCGACAGGAAGAAATTTAAACGATGTAGAAGATGAATGGAACAAGAGGTCTGATAATGACAAACTTTGAAAAAATCGGCACTTGTACGATCAATATAGATTTGAGGTGAAGAAGATGAATGAATTTAAAAAAATCCCTACCGCTCAGTTGGCAGAGGAATTAGGAAGTCGAGAGGGTGTTGAAATAAAAATTGCAGAACCATACGCCAAATCAAAAATTGAAATCGAAGGACCTGCAATTGTGTTAATTGTTACCGATTAAAGTCGGTTTTACAAACTGATTTATCTATCGAAGATTTATTCGGTTCGGCGGCTTGATTTTTCTGAACACACAAAAACAGCTTAACGAAATGTTAAAAAAGGAGGACTGAAAATGCCGAGAGAAAGACCAATAGTCAACTGGGATGAAGTGCCTGTGATAATTGATGTGCCGTATGTGGCACGGTTGCTTGCACTTAATGTTGATTATACAACACGGCTTGCACAAAGGGGCGTTCTTCCTGCCCACAAAATCGGAAAGCTTTGGCGATTTGATAAGGAAGAAATCAGACAATACATAAAGGAGCATTAACAATGTGGTTAAGAAACTATCCAACACGCAGAAAGCTGCTCAAAGATGTGGAAAACCTCAGAGCAGAGAACAGACATCTCAGCATTGAACTGAGAAACGCAAGAACAGACCTTGCACTCGAAAAAACAGCGTCAAGCGGTTATCGTCACGAGAACAGAGAGCTAAAACGCAAGCTCAAAGCCTATGAATCATCAGAATCCGAATCCTTCGGTTTTGAATGTGTGGGAGTAACGGAGGTGAAATGAAAGTGAGAACAAGAAGAACTCTTGAAAATTGTCATCTTATTAAAGTTGCTGTTACACAACCAAAGCAAACGGATGACAGATGTGACGGTTATTTTGTTAATGGCGAGAATTGCTTAAAATGTAAAAAGTGTTCATTAAATACCAATTACATTGCTGAAACAAAAAAACCTAAAACAAAAAAACGAAATCTTAAAACATCAAGAAATATTGAAATTAAGAGTTATGCCAGATCAAAAAATGTATATCTTTGGGAGATTGCCGATAAATTAGGAATTTCAGATGCAACGATGTCCCGAAAACTTCGCTATGAACTTTCTGGCGAAGAAAAAGAGTTAATTGTCAGCATAATCGATGAAATATCCTTACATAACAAAGAAAAATCCGCTGAAGCTCTGCAAAGCCTCAACGGACAAAGAAAAATACCTTAATTAAATGATAGACAATTTTAAGCGAATTGTCAAGGAGGACTTTAATATGTCAGTAAAAATATCAGCTTTTGAAATCGAAAATGTAAAAAGAGTAAAGGCGGTAGCTTATGAACCGACTGAAAACGGACTTACCGTGTTGGGCGGTAAAAACGGACAGGGCAAGACATCTGTTCTTGACGCAATTGCGTGGGCTCTCGGCGGTAATCGTTTCGCTCCGTCTGCTCCGTACCGTGAGGGTTCAACGATTCCGCCACATCTAAAAATCAAGCTCTCAAACGGTATTGTTGTGGAGCGTAGCGGTAAGAACAGCAGTCTTAAAGTAATTGACACCGCAGGCAACAAAGGCGGACAGGCTTTGCTTGACGCATTTGTCAGCAACTTTGCTCTTGACCTGCCGAAATTTATGAATGCAACCGGCAAGGAAAAGGCTGACACGCTCCTGCAGATTATCGGTGTAGGCAACAGAGTTTACGAGCTTGAAACGCAGGAAACACAAGTGTATAACGAGCGCCGTGCTATCGGTCAGATTGCAGACCAAAAGAAAAAGTTTGCCGCCGAAATGCCCGAATACGAAGGCGTGCCGAACGAACCTGTGTCAGCCTCTGAACTTATCAATAAACAGCAGGAAATTCTTGCACGCAACGGTGAAAATAACCGCCTGAGAGCAGAAAAAGATAACCTTGAAAGCCGTGCCAACAATTTGCAGAGCGAAATCAACAGGCTTAACGAGGATTTGAGAAAATACAATTCCGAACTTACAAAAGTGCTTGCACAGCTTGAACAGAGCAGAAAGACCGTTGCCGAACTGCACGATGAAAGCACGGCAGAGCTTGAAAGAAACATTACCGAGATTGACGAAATTAACCGCAAAGTCAGAGCAAACCTTGATAAGGCGAAAGCTGATGAGGACGCAAAGGAATATTACGGCAAGTATGCCGATATGACGGCACAGCTTGAAGAAATCCGCAAAACAAAATATGACTTGCTCAACAACGCAAATTTGCCCCTTGACGGCTTATCTGTTGAAAAGGGCGAGCTTACATACAACGGCTTTAAGTGGGACAATATGAGCGGTTCGGAACAGCTTCGTGTCGCTACGGCAATTGTCCGCAAGCTCAATCCCGAATGCGGATTTGTCTTGCTTGACAAGCTCGAACAAATGGATACCGACACACTCAAAGACTTTGCAAAATGGCTTGAATCAGAGGGACTGCAGGCCATTGCAACAAGAGTTTCAAACGGTGATGAATGTTCAATCATCATTGAGGACGGTTATATTAAGTCCGAAACAACCGCACCTGTTACAACACCAACTTGGACAGAAGGAGAGTTTTAATTATGGCTACAAGAACTACAGCTAAAACAACAGCAAAAACAAACACAAATGAATGTGTAATCAAATGCAATCCGCACAGAGAGCTTGCCTGCGGTTATACCAAGGTCAAGATTATGCCCGAAAATTATTCAAGAATAGTTTTGATTGCAGGTATGACAGGCAAGTCAATACAGGATCTGACAAACGAACTGCTCAACTACGCAATCGACTATGTTGTCATTGATGTTGACGGCAATAAAATCAATTTTTCAGATGTACAGGGGGTGAGATAAATGAACATCACGAAAGGTAAAATCAAGTCAGCGCAAAAAGTTGTAATTTACGGTCCTGAGGGTATCGGCAAATCAACCTTTGCTTCACAGTTTCCGAACCCTCTGTTTATCGACACGGAGGGCAGCACAAAAAACCTTGATGTTGCAAGAATGGATAAACCGACATCGTGGACGATGCTCAAGAGTCAGCTTGAATATATCAAAAGCAATCCGACTGTATGCAAGACGGTTGTTATTGATACAATCGACTGGGCAGAACAGCTTTGTATTGATGATATTTGCTCAAAGTACGGCAAAAAAGGTATTGAGGATTTCGGTTACGGAAACGGATATGTTTACGAAAAAGAGGAGTTCGGCAGATTTTTGAACAGCCTTGAAGATTTGATTGACAGAGGTATCAATGTTGTGCTCACCGCACACGCACAGCTCCGCAAGTTTTCACAGCCTGATGAAATCGGTGAATATGACCGTTGGGAGCTTAAACTCGGCAAAAAGACTGCTTCACAGATTTCTCCGCTTGTAAAAGAATGGGCGGATATGGTGCTTTTCGCAAACTATAAAACAGTAGCGGTAGCAACCGACAAAGACGGCAGAAAGTACAAAGCGCAGGGCGGAGGGAGAGTAATGCACACGCTTCATCATCCCTGTTGGGACGCAAAGAATCGTCACGGACTGCCCGAAGAAATGGATTTTAGCTATGCAGGCATTGCCCATATTTTTAATGATGTTGCACCTGTAAATAACGGTCCTGTTTCGCAGAATCCGATACCTCAACCACCTAAGGCAGAGCCTGCGACACAGCCTGTACCACAAACTACGCAGATTGAAAAAGCTCCCGAGCCTGTACCACCTTCACCTATGCCACAGAATGACAAGTCTGTCAATATTCCTGAGGGCATACCAAAAGCACTTGCCGACCTTATGAGGGCTAACGGAGTTGACGAAAGCGAAATCAGACAGGCGGTGTTTACACAGGGACACTACCCTTACGATACACCGATTACAAACTATGACCCACGATTTATTAACGGTTGCCTTGTGGGAGCGTGGAATAAGGTGTTTGAAGTGATACAGAGCAACCGTGACTTACCGTTTTAATAAGAAAGGAAGATGTATAAATGGATAGAGAATTTGGTTGGAACGACGAAATAACCGAAGAGGGCGGAAATTATGAACCGCTCCCCGAGGGTGATTATGATTTTACAGTAGCAAAGGTTGAGCGTGCTCGCTCACAGGGTAAAGGCAAACTGCCGCCGTGCAATATGGCAAAGGTGACTTTTGATGTGTGGGGAGCAGATGACAAGCGAGAAATTACAGTTAATTTCGTACTGCACTCCTCGCTTGAATGGAAGCTGTCACAGCTCTTTTTGTCCGTGTCAATGAAAAAGCACGGCGAACCGCTCCGTATGGACTGGACAGGCATTATCGGCAAGAAAGGTAAATGTCAGGTTATCATACGCAAATATGTCAAGAATGACGGTACAGAGGGCGTAACAAATGACATCAAGTATTTTTATGCCTACGATGAGCAGGTGACAACGGTATCTCCTGCCGTAGCACAGCCTGCACCTCAGCAGTATGTACAGCCTACATATCCGCCACAGTATAACACACAGCCTGCAACGCCAAATACTGCGATGCCGAATAACTGGACACCGGGTAGCTTTTAATGCAGTTACGACCGTATCAGAATGAAGCGAAGAATGCCGTTTTCTCCGAGTGGGAAAGCGGCAATTTAAAAACATTACTTGTCTTGCCTACAGGCTGTGGCAAGACGATAGTTTTTGCAAAAATCACCGAAGAATGTGTCCGTCGAGGTGACAGGGTGCTGATACTTGCCCACCGTGGAGAATTGCTCGACCAAGCGGCGGACAAAATCCAAAAAGCAACAGGACTTAATTCGTCGGTTGAAAAAGCCGAGCAAAGTTGCATAGGTTCGTGGAACAGGGTTGTTGTAGGCTCTGTACAGACGCTTATGCGTGAGAAAAGGCTGTCAAACTTTGACAGCGATTATTTCGACACAATCATTATTGATGAAGCACATCACTCAATCAGCGACAGCTATCAGCGTGTGCTTGAGCATTTTGACAATGCAAAAGTGTTGGGTGTTACCGCAACACCCGACCGAGGAGATATGAAAAATTTAGGAACAGTATTTGATTCGCTTGCGTATGAGTACACGCTCCCTAAGGCTATCAAAGAGGGATATCTGTCACCGATTAAAGCTGTGACAATACCGCTTACACTTGACCTTTCGGGAGTTGCCACACAGGCAGGAGATTTTAAAGCAAGCGACATTGACACGGCACTTGATCCGTATCTTTATCAGATTGCCGAAGAAATGAAAAAATACTGTAAGGACCGTAAAACTGTTGTGTTTTTACCACTTGTAAAAACATCGCAGAAATTTAGAGATATTTTGAACGAAAAAGGCTTTAAAGCGGCAGAGGTAAACGGCAACAGCGAAGACAGAGCGGAAGTGTTGCAGGATTTTGAAAACGATAAATACAATGTGCTGTGCAACTCAATGCTTTTAACCGAGGGTTGGGACTGCCCAAGCGTTGACTGCGTTGTCGTTTTAAGACCTACAAAGGTGCGTGGGCTTTACTGCCAAATGGTCGGCAGAGGTACAAGACTTGCTCCAAACAAGACGGAGCTTTTGCTGCTCGACTTTTTGTGGCACACAGAGCGACACGAACTGTGCAGACCTGCACATCTCATTTGCGACAACGATGATGTCGCACAAAAAATGACCGAAAACTTATCGGAACAGGCAGGCTGTCCGATTGACATTGAAGAAGCGGAGGAAAAAGCAAGTGAAGATGTTGTTGCTCAGCGTGAAGAGGCGCTTGCAAATCAGCTTGCGGAAATGCGAACACGCAAACGCAAACTTGTAGATCCGTTGCAGTACGAAATGTCAATTCAGGCGCAGGACCTTGCAGGATATGTTCCTGCATTCGGCTGGGAGTGCTCTCCGCCTACGGACAAACAGAAAGCAAAACTTGAAAAGCTCGGAATATTCCCCGATGAAATTCAGAGTGCCGGCAAAGCAAAACTTATTCTTGACAGGCTCGAAAAACGAAGAATTGAGGGCTTAACCACACCTAAACAAATCCGTATGCTCGAAAGCAGAGGTTTTCAGCACGTGGGCAAATGGCAGTTTGACGAAGCATCAGCCTTGATTTCAAGGATTGCCGCAAACGGTTGGAGAACTCCGAAAAACATTAACCCGAAAACATATGTACCGCAAAGCGAGGTGAATACGGTTGGACTTACTTAATGCACTTGAATACATCAGTCCGTCAGAGCTCGACTACCAAGACTGGGTAAATGTCGGAATGGCACTCAAACAAGAGGGGTACAGCGTAAGGGACTGGGACGATTGGAGCAGAGCAGACAGCCGATATCACAACGGTGAGTGTGAAAAGAAATGGCAGAGCTTTAACGGCTCTGCCTCACCTGTCACAGCAGGCACGATAGTCCAAATGGCAAAAGACAGGGGGATGACTTTTCGTGAATCGAAAGAACTCGGCTGGAATGATGAAATTGCTTTTGAACAGGGCGATATCGGAGTAACAGCCTGTGAGGGTGTAAAGTTTCACGAGCCTGCAAACTGGAATCCTGTGAATGAAATTGTAACCTACCTTGAAACCCTCTTTGACAGCTCCGAAAATGTTGGCTATGTAACCGAAACTTGGGAGAAGAACGATAACGGCAAGGTTAAATATCTGCCTACAAAGGGCAGTTGTGACCGTACGGCAGGTGAGCTTATTGCCGCCCTCAACAATTGTGACGGTGATATTTCAAATGTATTCGGCGATTACAAACCCGAGGCAGGAGCGTGGATAAGGTTTAATCCGTTGGACGGTAAGGGTGTTAAAAACGAGAATGTAACCGATTATCGTTACGCTCTGGTGGAATCTGACTGTATGGCTCTTGAAGAACAAAATGCAATCATCAGAGAGCTTGAACTGCCTGTTGCGGTGCTTGTTTATTCGGGCGGAAAATCAGTCCACGCTATCGTTAAAATTGATGCCACAAACTATGACGAATACCGCAAAAGAGTTGATTATCTCTACAATGTATGCCATAAAAACGGCTTTGAAATCGACAAGCAGAACCGCAATCCGTCAAGGCTGAGCCGTATGCCCGGTGTTATCCGCAACGGCAAAAAGCAGTTTATCATTGACACAAACATCGGTAAATCAGACTTTGCCGAGTGGAAAGACTGGGTGGAGAGCATTAACGATGACTTACCCGACCTTGACAACCTTGCAGATTTCTTTGAAAATCCTCCCGAACTTGCTCCGCCTTTAATTGAGGGAGTGTTGCGACAGGGGCATAAAATGCTCCTCGGCGGTCCCTCTAAAGCAGGCAAGTCATTTGGTCTTATCGAATTGTGTATCGCAATTGCAGAGGGGACAGAATGGTTCGGCTTTAAGTGTGCGCAGGGCAATGTCTTGTATGTGAATCTTGAGCTTGACCGTGCGTCCTGCTTTCACCGTTTTAAAGATGTTTATGAGGCATTGGGACTTGAACCTAAGAACATAAACAAGATTGATATATGGAATTTAAGAGGTAAATCCGTACCAATGGATAAGCTTGCCCCAATGCTGATACGCAGAGCATTGAAAGGCAACTTTATAGCCGTAGTGATTGACCCGATATACAAGGTTATTACAGGTGATGAGAACAGTGCGGATCAAATGGCACACTTCTGCAACCAGTTTGATAAGGTGTGTACCGAAATCGGTTGTGCGGTAATCTACTGTCACCACCATTCAAAAGGTGCTCAGGGTGGTAAAAAGTCAATGGACAGAGTGTCGGGCTCGGGTGTTTTCGCTCGTGACCCCGATGCACTCCTTGACCTTACAAGGCTTGAAATCAGCGAAGATTTGATGAAGCAGCAAAAGGATGAAAGAACCTGTAAAATCTGCAAAGACTGGATAGGTCGTTTCAACAAAATCAGTGAAGTGTGTTCGCAGGACGATTTGGTAATGTCAAATAATATGATTGACATCGCACGCAAAACGCTTCCTGAACAGTCTTTTAAGCTGATGATGTCAGATGTTGCCCGTGCCGAAAAAACCGTAAAAGGGATGTCAGCGTGGAGAATAGAGGGTACTCTGAGAGAGTTTCCGGCATTTGATGCACTTAACCTTTGGTTTGATTATCCGATACACAAATCAGATACAACAGGTGTGTTGAAAGACTGTAATTTTGAGGGCGATTTTAACCCGCCTTACAAGAAGAATTTCGGTAAGAAAAAGAGTGAATCGGAACGCAAAAAAGAACGCTCAGAATCTATTATGACAGCGTTTACTGCAGAAGAAAATAACGGTCAGGCAGATATAAATGACATTGCTACATATCTTGGAGTTACCGAAAAAACAGTCCGAAATCGACTAAAAGAACACGGCGGATTTTGGATTGACGGCGGTAAAACAGGATTGAGGGAAAAGGAAAAAGTCGAATAAATTTTCCTTTTTTGTCAAATTTGGAAAGAAAATTTTATCGAGAATTTCCCTTTCCGTGAAGGAAAATAGGGAAAATTTCCCGAGAAATTCTCTTTCCGAAAATGACGGAAAATGACTTTTTTCTCGAGATTTTCCGAGGGAAAGAAAAACTATATATACTACCGTATATATAAACGATGTCCGTTCCCTAAGGTCACAGGGGTGAAGTAGTTGTGCGAAGCTTACGCACAACAACTCCTTCCCCTGACCTGTGACTAAAAGCAAAATTTTAAAGTTAAGAAAGGAATGGTAAAAAATGGCAAAATGCAAATCGACTTCAAAAGATAAAAGATTAAAAGTCGCTAAAAGAATGCCTCCACTAAAACGAAGAAAAGATGGAGAGGATTATTGTTATATCAACGACGAAGTAATGAAGTGGATTTCCAAAAATCCTGCGTTGATAAGTTATGTATTGGATAAGGTAGCCGCTAATGGATACATAGTTTACGACCCAAAATTTAAAGTATGGCACGGAGCTGATTATTATGAAATCGAATGCAACGAAGACTGAATTTTTTATGGCGATGATACCGCCGACCGTAACTGCACAGGAACATAAGGTTATGGTAAAAAACGGCAAACCTGTTTTTTACAATCCGCCCGAGGTGAAACAGGCAAGAGAAAAGCTCACGTCACATTTAGCAAAGTTTAAACCGTCAGAACCGTACGAGTCGGCTGTCAGGTTGATAACAAAGTGGTGCTTTCCTCGTGGTAAACATCAGGACGGCGAATATCGTATAACAAAACCTGACACGGTCAATCTGCAAAAAATGCTAAAAGACTGTATGACCGCTATCGGCTTTTGGTCTGATGACGCACTTGTTGCAAGTGAGATATGTGAAAAGTTTTGGGCAGAGGTTTCGGGTATTTACATCAAGGTGGAAGAACTGTGAATATCTCGGAAGTTAAACGCAACCTTGAAAGAACCGTGCTGTACAATGGAGCAGAATACATTCTGAAAGGCTGTATCATCAGACGGAATACAACGGGTCGGTTTTACTATCAGGCAGAGCTTATGGACACCAAAGCCAAAAGCTCGTTGATTGTAACTGCACTTGATAAGATTGACGAAAGGAGAGCAAACGATGAAAGCGAGAATACCGCCTAAAATCCCGAAACAGCTCAAACAGGAAGCTGAACGGATTGCCAAAAACGCATACGAGCAGATCCGAGAAAAAGAAAACAAGGACATCACACGCAGAGTATTTAAAACAATGCTGTATGCTTTGCATAAGGATTTCGGATTTGGTCGTGACAGATGTGCAAAGGCACTAAAGTCTATGACCGAAATAATTGAACACTCCGACACTGACGAAGTGTTTTGGGAGCATATTGACAGGGTTGTCATCGACAAGTTGAAACTTGAATTTGACAAACGAGATTATACCGACAACGGAAAAGTTGTTAATTTTGAAGGAGACGAAGAAAATGAAACTCAGACAGGAAATCAATAACACCCGTGATACGATTGACGGTGAACTCAATCGCATTATGGTCACAGATGATATAGAAGAGATAAGAGGGTTGACATATTATTTATTTTGTAACATAAATGACCTTATCTGCAAGAATCAACAAAGAATTGCCAAATCGTTGAGAGGTGAAGAAAATGATTGATTGTTCAAAAACCGAAAATTATTTCGCTGAAAAACGAAGAATGACGAAAAGAGCAAAGAATGTGCTATGTAAACTTGGCTGCTCTAACTGCCCTTTATGTAGCATAAATAACAATAAAGGGCAATCATGTACAGCTTTTGAAATGCTCTATCCTGAAAAGGCAATCGAAATCGTTCAGAAGTGGAGCGACGAACACCCACAAAAAACTTATTTGAGTGAGCTTTTAAAAAATCATCCGAATATTTTGCTCAATGATGACGGAACACCCACTTTTTGTCCTTATAGACTAGGACTTATGGGTGCAGATGATTGCAGAAAAGACGGTAACTGTGTAAAGTGCTGGAATCAGCCTATTGAGGACGGTGAAGAGCGATGATTGAAAAAGAATTAAAAATCCGTGAGGTATCCGGTGATTATGCTTTGGATATACCGTTCGCAGACGGTAGTGTAAACACGATATACTTTAATTCAAAACGAAATGCCGAAACAGTTAAGCATATTATCGAAGTTGACGGAAGTAAACCCAACGAAGCAACCGTGTGTGATATGCAAGAGATTAAGCACGGAAGTTGGGAATATGACAGCGAGGGTGTCGGTTATGCAAATTATTTATGTTCTGAGTGTGGCAACTTTCTCACTTTTTACGAGGACATTGATTTGTATCCATATTGTCCCTATTGCGGTGCAAAAATGGATAAGGAGCGTGAAGTGGATTGACGGTTAAAGATTATTTATATTCGGTCAGGGTTTCGGATAAGCTGATCAGAACGAAAGAACACGAGCTGTCGAAACTTAGGCTGAATATTGCACAGGTATCGGTTAAGCAGAACGAGCCTGTTAAGACATCAGGAGTGAATGACCCTATGCGGATTGTGGACAGGATTGCAGACCTTCAGGCTGAAATCAATCGGGAAATTGACAATCTTGTGCGGTTGAAAACTGAAATCCGCAGTAAAATCAACGCACTTGACGATTACCGTTACATTGCAATTTTGACCGAGTATTACATAAATTGTCAGAGGTGGGAGGATATTGCCGAGAGTATGGAAATGAGCGTAAGGCATACCCTGAGATTGCACGGCGAAGCGTTACAGGCGTTCCGAAAAAAGTTCAATTTCTCGTAAAATTATTTTGAAATGTCATTGAATGTCACCCTTACCCTGCGTATAATGGTATTATGAAAGTTTGACAAACAGGACATATGTAAAACTCTCCTAAGATAAAAATCGCACAGACCGCTCTCGTTTGAGGGCGGTTTTGTGTTGTTAGGAAAACAGTTTTTACAGATTCCGGTGCAACTCCGGAAACCTGTGTTTAAAGACAGTACAGAAATGTGCTGTCTTTTCTTTTGCTTATTTTTAGAAAGGGCGGTGATACCGTGAAAGACAAATTAAATGCAAGACAGAGGAAGTTTGCGGAATATTATGCGCAGAGCGGTAACACCGTTCAGAGTGCTATACAGGCAGGATATTCCGAAAATTACGCAAACGCAAGAGCGTATGAATTGTTGGAGAATGTTGGAGTTTCAAAATACATCAAGGAGCTTTCCGATAAGCTCAAAGATGAGCGCATTATGAGTGCAAAGGACAGACAGGTTGCTTTGTCCGACATTGCAAGGAATGACGGGCAGGACACCTCTGACAGAATCAGGGCTATTGACACGCTCAACAAGATGACGGGCGAATACACCGTTAAGGTTGACGCAAAGGTTGAGCAGTCCGAAAAGCTATCCGATGTGTTTAGACAGTTGGGTGGTGAGGGATTGAGTGAGTAACAAATTCCCGCTATCGCAAAAGTATATCGACTTTATCAACACAACAAATGTGTCGGCTGAATTTCTTGAAGGAACTACAGCGTCCGGCAAAACTACCGTCGGAGCAGGCGTTAAGTTTATGCGAATGGTGTCGCAGTCGCCGAAAAAACTCCACGCAATTGCCGCCAAGACTACGGGCAAGGCTGAGGAAACTATAATTCAACAGGACAACGGTATTCTCGACCTGCACCGTAACGCAGTTTACTGTGGCAACGGCGACAAGGACTACAAGCTCCCGCATATCAAGTTTGAGGATAAAATCATCTATATTCTCGGTTACAGCAGTCGGGATAAGTGGGAAATGGTTCTCGGTGCGCAGTTTGGGTGCGTTTATATTGACGAAATCAACACCGCCGATATCGAGTTTATCCGAGAGATGTCAACCCGTAATGACTATATGCTTGCAACGCTGAATCCCGACGATCCGAGCCTGCCTGTGTATAAGGAGTTTGTCAACCGCTCCCGTCCTTTTAAAAAATATGAAAACGATGTTCCTCCCGAGATTACGGCGGAGCTTACCGAAGAACCTGTACCGAATTGGCGGTATTGGTTCTTTTCTTTTGCCGACAATTTAAGTCTTACACCTGAACAGATTGAAAAGAAAAAGAACTCTGCACCGAAAGGTACAAAGCTCTATAAAAATAAAATCTTAGGTTTGCGAGGCAGAGCAACAGGTCTTGTGTTCCCGAATTTTGAGAGGGCAAGACATATCAAATCAAAAGAGTGGGCAGGAAAGTTTTTGAACTGTAACCGCAAGTCGGAACACTTTGTTCAGTTCACCGCAGGTCTTGATACCGCCTATTCGCAGAAGTCGCCTGACACTATCGCAATGACATTTTACGGCATTACCAATCACGGCAAGTGTGTTCAGCTTGATGAAAGAGTTTATAACAACGCTGAAATGCAAACACCTATTGCCCCGAGTGACACGGTGAAGAATTTTATTGATTTTCTTGACCGCAACCGTGATGAATGGGGCTTTGCACGCACGGCTTTTATTGACAGCGCCGACCAAGCGACTATTACCGAATTTCAAAAGTATAAGCGACAGCACGGCTGTGTCTATGACTTTGCAAATGCATGGAAGAAAACGAAGATTATCGACCGAATCAATCTTGTACTCGGCTGGCTTGCCACCGACTGTTATTTTGTGCTTGAACATTGTAAAAACACGATTGCAGAGTTTGAAATTTACAGCTGGCGAGAGGATAAAGACAACACACCCGAGGACGGTCACGACCATTGCATTAACAGCGGTCAATATGCGTGGCTGCCGTTTAAAAATATTATTGGAAGTGAAATAAATGGGGCTGATTAACAGAATGGCTGAATCTATCAGATCGGGAATTAAAAACTTTTTGCAGATTACTCCTGCAAGCGACAAAACAATTACCGTTACCGAAACAAGCAATCATCTGACCGAGTGCTTTATCAATCGCATTTGGTATTGGGGCAACAGCAGACAGCTTGCGGAGCTGTACAGGCAGATTGATACAAACAAAACTATGTTTTGGGCGGCAAAAAGCACAAAGGGGCTTGAAATCCGTAAAATACACACGGGTTTGCCGGCACTCATCTGCGAAACGCTTGTGAATATCGTAATTGCCGACTACAACGGCACAGATGTTACAAGTAAAAATTCAACCGCTTATGCTGAGCGTTGGGAAGATATTGAAAAGCAGAACAAATTGTCAGACACGGTTAAGCAAATGCTCCGTGACCTATGTGTTGCCGGTGACGGTGCTTTTAAGGTCAGCTTTGACACGGCTGTATCAGATGTTCCGATTGTTGAATGGTATCCTGCCGAAAACATCGACTTTACATATGTGCGCGGCAGAATCCGAGAGGTTAAGTTTTACACCGATTACACGCAAAAACACCGCCGTTACCGTTTTGAAGAAACATACGGTTACGGCTATATTCACTATGCTTTGTACGATGACAACGGCAAAGAGATTGACCTGCACACGGTTGACGCTCTTTCGTGGATTGATTCAAAGGGCGTTACATTTGACGAATCATATATGTGGGCTGTACCTGTCCTTTACGGCAAATCGTGCCACAAGGGCAGAGGTGCGGGCATTATCGGCATAAAAACAGACGCTTTCGACAGTCTTGATGAAGTGTGGTCACAGTGGATGGACGCACTCAGAGCCTGCCGAACAAAGCAGTATGTGCCTGATTGCCTTGTTCCGAGAAATCCCGAAACCTGTCAGCCGATATCGCCAAATCCGTTTGACAACCGATTTATCACCGTGGGCAACGATATGTCTGAAAACGGCAACGGCAACAGGATTTACACCGAAAGTCCGCAGATTCAGCACGAAAGTTATTTGAGTTCATACATTACTGCCCTCGACCTCTGCTTACAGGGCATTATATCGCCGTCAACTCTCGGCATTGATACGAAGAAGCTTGATAATGCAGATGCTCAGCGTGAAAAGGAAAAGACAACCCTTTACACAAGGCAGAACCTTGTGAAAATTACGCAGAACGCACTTCAAAGCCTTGTTGCAGTTGTACTCAATGCAGACGGTGAACTTAACGGCAAGGGTATTGTTGAGGGCTTGGAAGTGTCCGTAAACTTCGGCGAATATGCAAATCCGAGCTTTGAAAGTCAGGTTGAAACTGTGTCAAAAGCAAGACAGGGCGGTTTGATGTCAGTTGAAACCTCGGTTGACGAGCTTTACGGCGACAGCAAGTCGGAGGATTGGAAAGCCGAAGAGGTGCAGAGAATTAAGGAAGAACAGGGCATCGCAGGCGAAGAAGAAAAATCGGAGCTTGACGATGTGGCAGGACTTGATTTTAAAAATTTTTCTAATTAAACCTTGACAAATGTCCGTACATAATATATTATATATGTACGGACAAAATAAGGCAGGTGTAAAGAATGTGTCCTAAAGGCAGACCTACGCAAGATAAGCGTGATAAAAGGTTTGAAATCAGATTATCAGCTGATACATATAATACCCTTGAAGAATGTGCTAAAAGTCTTAATATTACTAAGTCAGATGTAGTACATAAAGGTATTGCCTTAGTTAAAGCTGAAATTGATAAAAAGAAATAGAGCGTTGCCCACCGACCAAAGTTTGCAACACTCTAAAAAAACCGACAGAAGTATCTCTATCTGAAATCTATTATATCATTTAAGATTACTTCTGTCAAACAAAACAATTGATAGGAGTTTTTATTATGGCTTGTGTAAAGAGTGTAAAAAAAGGTAATCGAAAGTGTTCGTGGCACTGTTAATCCATACTACGATATGGGCTGCGATAATGTCAATGAGATTTATCGTACCAATTCAAATGTATTTGATATGATTTGTGATGCATTCGTATTCGGCTATGCCCAAGGCATAAAATCCGCAAAAGCTGAAATAAGAAAGGCGGCTAAATGATATGGATAACGAAATTTGGAAAGATATTGAAGAACTAAATGGAGATTATCAAATCAGTAATTTAGGTCGTTTGAAAAGAACAAAAAAATATAGAAATCAATTTACTGAATGGGAAAGCAATAAAATTCTTAAATGGCAAAAAGATAAAGATGGTTACTTAGTTACCAGTATCAAAAATCCATTAACTGGTAAGTATACATCATACAAAGCACATAGATTGGTTGCAAAAGCATTTATTCCTAACCCTAATAACTATCCACAAGTAAATCATAAGGACGAAAATAAAGAAAATAATAATGTGAATAATCTTGAGTGGTGTACCAGTTTATACAATAACCATTACGGAACAAAATTAGAGAAACAAAATAAGAGTGTTAAACAATATGATAAATTCGGAAATCTATTAAGGGTGTGGGATAGTGTAACTGTTGCGGGCGAAACATTGGGAATAGATAAAAGTCATATCGTAAAATGTTGTAGAGGAAAAACAAAAACCGCATATGGCTTTATTTGGAAATATAATTAAACAAGAAAGAAGAGGCAGTTAATTTGTGACAGCCTCTTCTTTCTTGTTATTCGATAGGTGAAACGGATATTATTAATGGACTATGATATTTCAAAAGCATTCGAAAAAATTGAAAATGAACTAATATCATCAATGATAAGAAATTTTAAAAATCATAGAGTTGAAGAAGATAAAAATAATTTTTGTTGGACACAATGGCAGGCTGAACAGCTCAAAAGTCTTGAAGAGTACCGTAAGCACAACGCAAAGAAATTCGGCAAGCGTTTCAAAACCATTAACGGCAAGGTTGAAGAGATGATTCGCACCGCCAAAACTGACGGAAATGCAAGTCAGGAGGCAGAAATTCTTGAAGCTGTCAAGGACGGTTTCAAAGCCCCGAAAAAGCCGTCAGCACACAGCACAGCCGAGTTCTTTAAGGTGAATGACCGTAAACTTGACGCACTCATAAAATCGACCACAGACGATTTAAAGAAGGCAGAAACGGCGGTTTTGCGTATGAGCAACGACAAGTACCGCAAGGCGATTTTTAACGCACAGGTTGCAATGAACACGGGTGCGGTTACATACGAAAAAGCCGTTGATATAGCTTGCAAAGATATGCTCAACGCAGGTCTTAATTGTGTGGAATACAAGAACGGTGCAAGGCACACGCTCTCTGATTATGCGGATATGGCGGTTAAAACAGCCAACAAAAGAGCCTATCTGCGTGGTGAGGGCGAAAAGCGAGCCGAATGGGGAGTATCCCTCGTTGTTGTGAACTCAAGACAGGGCGGTTGCCCCGATTGTGCAAAATATATCGGCAAGGTGTTTATTGACGATGTTTATTCAAACGGCAAAAAGTCAGACGGAAACTATCCGCTTCTCTCAACCGCAATCAAGAACGGTTTGTTTCATCCGAGATGTAAGGACAGCACAAGTACATATTATCCCGAACTTGATGATTTGGACGCACCGTTGTCTGAAGATGAAATCAAAGAGCTTGACCGTCAGCGAGGAATTGAAGAAAAACAGCAGTATGCACAGCGACAGGCAGAACGCTTTGACCGCCGTGCCGAATACAGCCTTGATGAGGACAATAAACGCATTGCCCAAACCCGAGCCGATGAGTGGCACGATAGGGCTGATATGCTTGAAGAAAAGGCGAAAAAAGCAGAGAGTGTTAATAAAATCACCGCTGAATCTGTTGCAAAATCGGGTAAAAGTGGTATAATAAAAGAGAAAAGTAAAAAGCCTATTACTCCGATAACCGATAAAGCTATCAGTCGTATTCCTAAAGTTGATATTGAAGGTTATACAGAAGAGCAGTGTTTGGAAATTCAAAAACAACACAAGGAGCTTTTGAAATTTTCAAAAGAACAAAATGAAAATAAAGAAGTTGCCTTCGTGTTAAAAAATGATGTGTCCAAAATGATTACAGAGCCTATTAAAGGAACTGATGAAAAAATAGATTTTGGATCAGCACTTCAAGGCAAAGATTTATTTGTTATGCACAATCACCCGAGAAACAGCAGTTATTCTTTAAATGATATTATCGAATTTATTAAGAATGATAGTATAAAAACATTTACTATTGTGAAAAACGATGGCAACATTGAAGTATTAACAAAGTTGAAAGGATACGACAGGCTATCACTTTTAACAGAGTTACAACGAATGGGAAAAAAGAGGATAAAAACAGGTTCTGATAGTGAATACAGAAAGGTTATTGATAAATTTTTAAGTAAACATCAAGAAGGAGGTTTATTTGAATGGAAGAAATAAACAAATCTGTTTTAGATGGTTCTAACGAAGAAGCTTCAAAACGTCTTGACGAAATAATTAAAGAACTTGAAAAACAAAGAAACATAATCTAACCGCTCCGTAAAAAGGGCGGTTTTGTTATATGCAATTCACAAAAACAGCATAAAATTACGAATTGAGCATTTTATAATCGACAGCAATGTTGATTATAGGGTGCTTTTTGCATTTAAACCCGTCGATTTCGACCGGTTTAGAAAGGTGGTGACAGAATGAAAATCAGAGTAACAACAGCATTTAATGACAGGCAGAACGGTTATGTAACCCGATCTGTGAATGAAGTTTTTGAATGCTCCGAGCAGAGAGCAAAGGAACTCATTGACGGCGGTTTTGCAGAAGAGGTCAAGTCTGACGCTCCCAAAAAGCCGAGAACCAAAGCAGTTAAAACAGAAAAAGCAGATTAAGCACTTTACGAATATGTAAGGTGCTTTTTTATTGTCCGAAGACATTAAACTACGGGAGACACCGTGCAAAACTGAAACAGAGAGACACTCTATAAACTGATTACGGGAGACACCCGAAAAACTGAAAGGATATGAAAAAATGGCAGAACCAAATCCAACACCAACCCCCAATGAACCGACACCTGCACCGCAGGGAACACCGCAGGGAAATGCTCCTGCCTTTGATTATGACAAGCTCGCAAGCCTTATTACAGGCAAACAGAGCGTGACAGAGGACACCGTTTTGAAGTCTTATTTTAAGGAGCAGGGATTGTCAGCCGATGAGATGAAAGAGGCTATCGGTGCTTTTAAAAAGCAGAAAGCCGAGAACACTCCCGACTTTGCAAAAATGCAGTCGGAAGTTGAATCTGCAAACAACGCAAAGCTTATGGCAGAAGTCAACCAGTCGGCAACCCTCGAAGCCGTAAAACAGGGCGTTGACATTGCAACCGTTCCGTATGTGCTTAAAATTGCAGACTTTTCAAAAGCTGTGACAGACGGCAAGGTCAATGCGGAAAAGCTGACAGAGGCTGTTAAAAAGGTGCTTGACGATATTCCCGCACTCAAGGGCAAACCTGCCGAGAACGGCACAGGAGTTAAGAAAATCGGCGGTGACGGCAACGGTACATCGGACGGTACAAAACCAAAGGCAAATGTTCCTACCAAAAAATGGAACAGATTTAATATTTAACCAAAGAAAGGATTGAAAAAATCATGGCAAACACAAATAACTATGCCGAGCAGTTCAGCCCTGATCTGCTCGAAATTCTCGTTCAGGGCACACTTACATCACCGTTCATCACTTCAAATGTAAAGTGGGTTGGCGCAAGAACTTTCCACTTCACACAGATGAGTACATCAGGCTTTAAGAACCACAATCGCAACGGCGGTTGGAACAAGGGCAAATATATTCAGACAGATGTTCCGTTCACCTGCGAACACGACCGTGATATTGAGTTTCTCGTTGACAAGGCAGATGTTGATGAAACTAACGCAACCGCAAAGGTTGAGAATATTTCAAAGACATTTGAACAGACACAGGTTGCTCCCGAAACAGACGCACTTTTCTTCTCAAAGGTTGCAGCAAAGGCTCAGGCAACAGACGGCTACCATTCTTCAACAAAGACATCGGAGTGGACTAAGGAGAACGCTTATTCAAAGCTCAAAACAATTCTCTCTGCCGGCAAGCTCCGCAGATACAAGGCAAGAGGCACACTTGTTGCCTATGTGACATCTCACATTATGGACTGCCTTGAACAGTCAACAGAGTTCACTCGCAAGATTGAGCTTACACAGATTGCAGAGGGCGGTATCGGCATTGAAACAAGAGTGACCGAGATTGACGGTTGCCCTATCATCGAGGTTATTGACGATGAGCGTTTCTACGATAATTTCAACTTTAACCCCGATGACGGCGGTTTTGAGCCTGCAACAGGCGCTCACAAAATCAATGTTCTTGTTGCCTGCGGTGAAACCTGCAAGACTGTTCCGAAGATTTCAAGCATTTACTTCTTTGCTCCCGGCTCACACACAGAGGGTGACGGCTGGCTCTATCAGAACCGTTCACTTTCCGACACATTCGTATTCCCGAACGGCAAGGACGGCAAAATTGACAGCATTTATGCCGATGTTGACACAACGGCGGTTGCGTAATGTATGCTGATTACATTGAACATCAGGGCGGAGATGAAAACAGTATTATCTCTGCCGAACACATTGATGTTCTGACTTTTAACCGCATTGATTTTGAAAAACTTTCGGAAATGCAGAAGAGAATCATCAGCAGAGTGCATAGCAGACTTACTGCTTTTGAAGAAGAAAATGCCGATATGATTTCTTCCTACCTGAAAAGCTATTCAATCAACGGCACATCAATGGAATTTGGTGCAAGCTGGAACTTAATGTGTATCAGCGGAGTGGCAATTCCTGCCGACCTCTATGCGTTGCTAAAATCAACAGGACTTTGTTATCCTGCAATCTGAAAGGTGCGTGAAAACCGTGAAATTTCCGTCACTTGTAAAAAAGCAGTTCTGCAAAACTCCTGTCGAGGTCACAATCTACGGTGAGGGAATAACCGAGGACGGCTCTCCTGTTATCGCATTTGAATGCAAAAATCTGTATCCCTCCGACAGCTTGTACCCGTCAGCAACCCTGCACGGTGGCTCTGCCTTGTGTAATATGCAGTCAAAGGCAAAGACGGTCTATACCAAAGAGCAGAAAATTGTTCAGGTGTCGGCTGTCTTGCTTTTTGACGGCGACATTGCTCCCGACAGCCCCACTTTAAGCGGTGGCTTTGTAATCCTTGACGGCGTAAAACGAAACATCGTACAGGGTACAAAACACCGCAACCCCGACGGCAAAGTTAATTTTACGGAATTGGATGTGATTTAATGGGATTTTCGGTATCATCAAAAATCAAACTCAATATGTCTGTTGTAAAACAACTTGACAAGGCAAAGCAACAGGCTCTTGAACAGACAGGTGACGCACTTCTTAAACAGGTGAAAAACACGCAGGTAATGCCGTTTGATACGGGTAATCTTCAGAACGAAAACACCTTTGAAAATTGTGCGCAGAGTTGGAACGGCACGGTTAAAATAGTGTCAAGCACTCCGTATGCAAGGCGGTTGTATTTTCATCCCGAGTATAATTTCAGCCGTAAGGAAAACATTGTCGCCGGCGGGAAATGGTTCTCACCGTGGCTTGAGGGCGGTACACGGCAGAATTTTTGCAGTCAAACATTCACTAAAATATATAGGAGAAATACAGGACTTTGATTTACTTATCGGACATCAGAGATTGGCTCAAAAGCGTTACCTCAGCCGAGCATTATTACATCGGCAAGCTTGACAACAAGCAGGACAGGTCCATCGGTGTGTATTCATTAAAGCAGTCGGGAACACCCACAAGGGCAATCGGCGGTGAAAGCACCTACGATACAATAAGCGTGTCTTTGCTTATCCATTACACCGACAACGCAAGAGAAACCGAGGAGTTTGCACGCAGACTTTACGAAACGCTTTACGGCATTAAAAATGTTGAAATTAAGGAACACAAAATCTATATAATCGAACTGCTCACGGAAGAACCCGTTGATGTGGGAACAGACGACAAGGGTGTGTATGAGCAGGTCATTGAAGTTAAATTTTATTACGAAAGGAAGTAATTTTATGGCAAAAGTTGAATCGGGAGTATTCCCGTGCTATGAAAATCAGTTTGCGGTTGGCAAGGCAGGAACAGAATCCGCCACGACAAATATTGCTAACTGCGAAGAATTTTCTGTTGCATTTGACAACGGTGTCGAGGAATGGACAGCCTTTGAAAACGAGGGCTGGAAGTCAAGGCTTATGACAGCAAAGTCAATCACAATTTCGGTAAAGGGCAAGCGTACAATCGGTGACGCAGGCAATGACCAGATTGCCGCCCTTGCATTTGAAAACGGCAGAAAGACAGAAGTTTCGTTTATGTGGACCTTCCCCAACGGTGCAACCGTCCTCTTTAAAAATGCAGTTGTATCCGTTACATCAAACGGTGCAGGCGCAAGCACGGGTGTTGCTCCGCTTGAATTTGAAGTTATGTCAAACGGTAAACCCGTATATACAGCAGCCGCTCAAAAAACGAAAGGAATGAACGATTATGTCAAAGTTAATTGATATTACAGACAAGCTTAATTTTGAGGAAAAGCCGAGTGTCAGAGTTAAAAATGTTGACCTTGCAATCAACAATGACGCAGTTTCAATGCTCAAAGTTGCGGCACTTTTTGAGGACGGCAACGGTAAAAGTAAAGATGTTATCGAAATGTATCATCTTCTTTTTGATGAATCCGAGAGAGAAAAGATTGAAAAGTTAAAGCTGAATATGCACGATTTCAACGCCCTTATCAGCGAATCTGCCAAAATTGCAACAGGCGATTTGACTGACGAGGGGGAAGCTCAGACCCCGGCTACGACCTGATTGATGACTTTGATTTAATCGTGTCAAGCTTTCGCTCGGAGTACGGGGTCAGCATTTATTCAAAGGATTTTGCTAAAATGAGTTGGAATGAGTTCTGCTCACTTCTGCAAGGCTTAGGACCCGAAACACCGCTTGCAAGAACGGTTCAAATTCGCCTTGAAACCGACAAAGAAGTCTTGAAAAACTTTACTTCGTCACAGCATAAAATCCGCAACAAATGGCGGTCAAGGAATGTAAAGCACTATTCAGACGAAGATATGAACACCGTTCTTGCAGAATTTCAAAACTTTTTTGCTAATCTGTAAATTTGTACATAAATTTCGCTGTATCTACAAAATTCTTGACAATGTTAATATATAATGATAAAATGTAACATACACTAACAAATTTATTAAGGAGAGTGTATGTTTATGAAATGTCCACATTGCGGAAACGAATTAAAGGACGATGCAAAATTTTGCGACAAGTGCGGTGCAGGCTTTGGCGGAAACGATTCAACCTCGGCAACCGTAAATCCTGTAAATGCGAAGAAGAAAATTTACAAGCGTTGGTATTTTTGGGTTATTATCGTTGTTGCTATTATGATTGTTGGCGGTGTAAACGGTGCAATTAACGGTAACAGCGGTTCAAACAAATCAAAGCAGGAAACTACTGTTGCAAATCAGAGTTCAGAAAAAGCAACTGAAAAAGCGACAGAAGCACCGACCACAAAAGAAGTTGCAACAGAAAAGCCTACTAAAGACCCGAAGAAGGTTGAAAAAGAATTTAAAGACGGTTGCAAAACAGTCGACTTTAAAACTCTTTCAAGAAACCCTGACAAGTACAAAGGTAATGACTACAAGTTTGAAGGTCAGATTATTCAGGTTCAGGAAGGCTGGGGCGATTCGGTTGACCTGAGAATCAATATAACCAAAGAAGAAAATGAGTATCTTGATGAACCATTGTGGACTGATACAATCTACGCAACTGTAGAAATTCCTGACGGTGCGGACAAACTCCTTGAAGATGATGTAATCACATTCTGGGGAACTTGTGACGGCGACTATACATATGAAACCGTAATGGGCAACAATGTGTCACTTCCGAAAATCGACATCAAATACTACGAACTCAACAACTAAAACAAAAAGCCACTCCAAATGGGGTGGCTGTTCTTTTGCAAAATTTTTAAGCGTACATCATAACGGTGTGCGCTGTTTTTATGCCTGTTTTTAAAGAATCTAAAATGAAAGGAAGTGGTGAATGTGGCGACAAAGGCGGGTGAAATTGAGCTTGATGTCAGGCTTACGGGTGATGATATTTCCAAAACATTGCATAAGATTTCCGATTCAATTACAAAAAAGTTTGATTCGGCATTTTCAAGTCTTTCAAAAGATTTTGAAAATGTAAGCACGGATATGAAACAGTCCTTTTCAAAGGTTTCGGAGGGCGTTTCTCAGAAAACCGAGAAAGAGTTTTCAAATATCAAAGGCAGCGGTGAGCAGTTAAGCAATTCGGTTTCATCTTCGTTTAAGAAAATCGGTACGGCTGTGGTTGCCGCCTTTTCCGTTGCTAAAATCAAGGAGTTCGGTCAGCAGTGCATTGAATCGGCTGCGGAAGTCAATGCGGCAAATTCGCAGTTTGAGCAGACATTCGGCACAATGCAGTCGCAGGCAGAATCAGCCATTCAGAGTGTTGCCAATCAGAGCGGTATTCTTGAAACCCGATTGCAGGGCGTCGGCACAAGCATTTATGCCTTTGCAAAAACTACTGGAATGGACAGTTCAAGTGCTTTGGGTATGATGCAGGAGGCTTTACAGGTAACAGCCGACAGTGCCGCATATTACGATCGTTCGCTTGAAGACACCGCAGAAAGCCTGAAATCGTTTCTCAAAGGCAACTTTGAAAATGATGCCGCACTCGGTTTGTCCTGTACTGAAACCACACGAAATGCGGCGGCTAATAAGCTGTATGGCAAGTCATTTATGGATTTGTCGGAATCGCAGAAACAGCTCACGCTTTTGCAAATGGTCAAGGACGCCAATCAGCTTTCGGGTGCTATGGGACAGGCAAGCCGTGAAGCAGACGGTTGGGAGAATGTAACAGGCAACCTCAGAGAAAGTTGGAAACAGCTCCTTGCCGTAGTCGGTCAGCCTATTCTTCAGGTGGCAACTCAGGTTGTAAAGCGGTTGAGTTCCGCACTTGCGACTTTAACGGAATATGCCAAAGGTGCGGTTGAATCGCTTTCAAAGGTCTTCGGCTGGGATACAGGCAACAACACCGCAAGCAATATCAAATCTGCGTCCGATTCTGCCAAAAGCCTTACGAATACGGCAGATGACAGTTCAAAGTCACTTGATAATGTTCAGAAAAGTTCCGAAAAAGCAAAGAGAAGTGTTGCGGGCTTTGATAAGCTGAATGTGCTTTCAAGTACCGATAGTTCTTCAAAGTCAGATACATCTTCATCAAAAAGCTCATCAGGCGGTTCATCGGGCGGAGCTGTTGCAAAGAATGTTGTCAAGGACACAAGCAAAAATCTTTCGGGGGCATTCAAAAATCTATACGAAAAAAGCGGATTCAAAGGCTTTGTCGAGAATGTACAGAAAGGTATTAACAAGGTTGATTGGTCAGCTATAGGCAAGAACTGCAAAACCATTTTTGATAATGCTGTTCCCATAGTTCAAAAGGCATTTGGCACAATGCAAAAGGTCGGTTCTGCAAAACTCGGGGCAATCGGCTCTGCATTCGGAGCGGTTGCGACAATCGGCGGAAAGTCGTTTCAGACCATTTCAGGCGGTGTTGCTAAGTGGATCTCAAAAGACAGGGAAAAGATTATCGGCTTTATCGATACCATAGGCAACAATCTTACAAACGGCTATAACAACCTTTCAACCTTTTTTGATAATTTCGGTACACTTGCAGGCAATGCAATTGACAATGTTCGCCCTCAAATGGAAGAATCAATTTCCAATCTTTTAAGCGGTCTTACAACCTTTGCGGGTTCAGTCGGCGAAGTTGTTTCGGGTGCGTTTTCAATCGCAACCGAAAGCCTTGTTGAATGGACTGAAAATGACGGTGCAACAATCACAGAATTTCTTGAAAATTTACAATTGCAGTTTGCAGATGTGTTTGACTTTATCGGTCAGATTTTCGGAGATATCGGAACAATTATCAGTAATTGGTGGAACGGCAACGGACAGCAGATTTTTCAGAATATCTGCAATATGTTTACCAACATCGGCACAACCCTGATGAATGTTTACAATCAATGGATTAAGCCTGCGTGGGATTTTATCGTAGCAATCGTAAAGTCAGCTTGGGAAAACTGGCTGAAGCCTGTTTTTGAAGGTGCAATAAACTTCTTCGGCAAGGTTGCAGACTGTGTTTCAACCGTGTGGAATAACTTCCTGTCACCGTTTGTAAACTGGCTTGTCAGCTTTTGGGGACCTATATTTCAGAATGTTTTCAATGCCGTAAAAAGAGTGTTTGATAATGTGTTTACATTTATCGGTGGGTTGGTTACCTCTATACAGAAAACATTCGGCGGTCTAATTGACTTCATTACAGGTGTTTTCTCAGGCGATTGGAAAAAAGCATGGCAGGGTATCTACGACTTCTTCAAAGGTATTTGGGACGGCATTTGTGCCGTGTTTAAGTTTATTATAAACGCTATCATTGACGGCATAAATGCGTTGTGGACAGGTATTTATAATTTCGTTTCGGGTGTTGTTAATTCAATCGGCGGAATAGCCGGTATTATCGGAGCGGCTTTTGGACAGGATTGGAGTTTTTCAATGCCTGAAAATCCGCCTCTCATTCCGAGATTTGAAGAACCCACGGAATCACCGGCACGAAAATTTGCAAAAGGCGGTATTGTTAAAGCTCCGACACTTGCGGTTGTCGGCGATAACGCAGGTGCTAACAGCGGTAACCCTGAGGTTATTTCTCCTCTTAACAAGTTACAGGGTATGCTCGACAATTCGGGCGGTCAGGATACAGTGATTCTCACACAAATTCTTGACCTGCTTAAACGCATTTATGAAATGTTCATTATCTTTCGCAATAACGGTGGCAACACTTATTCGTTTACTGCCGAGCTTGAGGGTTCAACGCTTTTTGAAGAAATGATAAGACAGGATGAGCTTTACAGACGCAGACACAACGGTAAATCCGCATTTGCACAAAGGGGGGGATGATATGTCAAATTATAACGGCTATTTGCTTAAATTCGGAAACAACATAATGCCGAATAAGTACATTACCGCATTTTCGTCAACTCCGAATCAGCGACTTGAAACTTCTGCGGAACGAGATCAGAACGGTACGCTTCAAAGGGCAACGCTGCCAAATTACAAAACAAAAATTTCGTTTTCAACTCACATTCTTCATCTTGACGAAAAGATTGATTTTCAGTCGATTATCAACCGCTCAATGGCGAATAAGTTACAGAGAAAGTGCAGGGTAACTTATTGGAACGATGAAACGAACAGCTATTACACCTCTTATTTTTATATTCCTGATATTGAATATACCGTAATGAATGCCGAAAAAAGTGATATAACCTATCAGCCGATTACGGTTGAGCTGATTGAGTATTAAGGGGTGATTCTTAAAAATGCTTGTATCTAAAGAAATTGCTGATAAGCTGAAAACAAACACACTTTACAACACCGTTGCCCTGCATTCTCCTGACGGCAGTTTTGAGGATATAACAGGTGAAAGTATCGTGCTTGACAGCTTTTCGCTTGAAAATGAAATCGTTGAAAAAGAATTGAAATTCGGCGGTTGCATAGCCTCTGAAATGAGCGTGAAACTCATTGATTATGATTGCTCGGCTTTAATAGGAAAGACGGTACAGGTCATCATAATGGCAACATATCTTGAATCAGAGTTGTATCCGTCAGATGATTTGTACCCGTCAAATACTCTTATTTGTCCTGCCGAAACAGGAACGGTTGAATGTCCTGTTTTCTACGGTAAAATTCAGTCGGCTCAAAGAGATAAAAAACAACGTAACATCGTCAAAATCACAGCCTATGACGCTTTTTATGATATGTCAAAGGTGGATATGTCTTTGTGGTTTGCAGGCAAAGAGAACGAGGACGGCAGTTTTGCTTATGGTTATGCGCACTATCAAAAAGACGATAATTTTAAGAGCTTTTATTCAATAATCGCAGAATTTGCCAAAGATTATGCAATTACAGGGGTTTCACCGCCGAGCTTATCTATCTTTAGTGTACCGCTGAAATTTGATGATACCTGCGTGGAAAAGGTTATAAAGGACATTACCTTGTCAGATTTAATCCAAGCTTATGCAGAATTAACTTTGAGCTTTGCCGTTATAGATGCCGACGGAAAAATGCGTTTTAAAAGGCTGTATTCTCAATCTTCCGTTGAAACAATCGATTCGTACAAAGATTTATCCTTTGAAGATTACGAACTTGAGCCTATCCGTATGTACAGTGCTAAATTTGCTGATAAAAAAGCGTTTTTGTATGGCAACAGTAACGATTTTTCGTGGTATGTTTCCGATAACATTTTGATGAGGTGCAGAACAACAGCAAGTGATATCGGCACAAAATATAATTCTGTTAATTTTTTTGGTGATGTATATAAATACCGCCCGACAAAAATTAAGCTGTTTTCGTATTGGTGGCTTGAGGCAGGCGATAAGTACACAATTAAAACTCCGTTTGAAGATTTGCCGACAATCGAAACATTTGTGTTCAATAAGAAAATGGACGGATTTGTAACTGCCCTCACATCAAAGGGCGAAAAACGATTAGGAAAGGAAGTAAAAGAAAATGAACAAATACAATAAAATTGTCTTTGTGAACGGCTCTGCTCCGCCCCTCAATGCCGACAACCTCAACCATATGAATGAGGGAATTGAACGGGCAACAGACGGAGCAATTGCACTTGAAACCGAAATAACCACGGCAAGAGGTGATTCTAATTCACTTGGGGCAAGGCTTGATAAAACAGACAAGAGTATTGCCCGAAAGCTCAATTCAATGCCGTTCGACAGCGAACCCAAAAATAACAGCCCGTGTTACCTCACAAGCGGAGCAGTTTACAACGCTCTGCTTGTGAAAGCAGATAAAACCGCCTTGGCGACTAAATATGATTCGTCAAATATTGAAAGTGGTACATCAACACTCACACCGTATTCAACCGTCACCGATAAAATCAAAAGTGCAAACTGTACATATAAGACGATTGGTGACATAGTAATCGTCAGTGCAACGGTCAAAATGAACGCAGTATCTCTTGGCGGCAATAGCATGTATCCGCTGATTGATTTGCCGTACAAATGTATTTCCGAGGACAATGTTTTTTGTGTTGGTATTTCAAACCTTGGCAAGCTCTTTAAATTTGCCATTCCGAAAAATAACACTTGGCTACAGTTTTCGACTCAGGATAAGACGGCTTACACATTTGCAGACGGCGAGCAAATTAATGTGATTTGCTTGTACAAAATTAAATAAATAAAGGAGAATTTAAAAATGGAACTTAAAGAAAAAATTACACTCGATATGCTCACAAAGGACAGCGTGTCGGTACTCAGACAGCAGTTTTTGACCTTTAACGGTGAAGAAATGCAGGTGGGCGGTAACATCCGCAATGCCTACATGAACAGCAAGACGGGCAGAGAACAGCTCAAAACGGTGCTGTCTGATGAATACTATAACGCAGTAATGGCGGTTTGGGGCGACAATCCAACCGTTGACGAGCCTGTCGAAAGCGAGGTGTAAACAATGAAGATTGATATTGTACAGCTTGCCGAAATCATATCTGCGTTAGCTTTAATTGGCGGTGTTGTATTTGGTGTTTTTAAATTTATCGAAAACAACAAAAAGCAGAACGCTGAAATCAAAAAAATCAAAGGCGAGCAGACCTTGACAATGTATGCACTCCGTGCGTGTCTTGATGGTCTGAAACAGCAGGGTTGTAACGGCAGAGTTACCGAGGCTATCAATAAGATTGATAAGTACCTCAACCAGTCGGCACATTCGGCGGAAGATTTAAATTGAAAGGATGATAATAATGAAAATGACAAACAAAATCTATGATGTACTTAAATACATTGCTCTTATCGTACTGCCTGCAATCGGTACACTTTACTTTGCCGTAGCAGGCATTTGGGGCTTGCCATACGGCGAACAGATTGTAGGCACTATCACAGCCGTTGACACCTTCTTAGGCGCTCTGCTCGGCTTGTCAGCTTATAAATATAACAAAACAGACGAAAGCGAGGAATAATATTATGTCAACAAAAAGAATCTATCTCAGTCCGTCAAATCAGAATAGGAACACCTATGCAACGGGCGGTACAAATGAAATGGCTCAGTGCGACAAAATCGCTGCCGCAACAGCCAAAGCTCTCAAGCGTTGCGGTTTTGAGGTTATGGTCGCAAAGTCGGGAACGCTTATGCAGACACGCTGTCCCGAATCGGACAAGTTCGGTGCAGACATTCATATGCCGATTCACACCAACGCTTTTAACGGCAAATACACAGGCGGTACAAGAGTTTTCTGCCTGAACTCAAACGGCAGAAAGGCTGCCGAGGCGGTAAAGTCTGCCCTCGGAGCAATTTCACCCGGCAAGGATGATTCAGTCAGCTACAAAACCGACCTCTACGAAATCAATGTGCCGAGGGCATTGACCGTGTATGTTGAGTGTGAATTTCACGACACCGTGACAGGCTCGAACTGGATTCGCAATAACACAAACGCTATCGCTGAGGCAATCTGCAAGGGTATGTGTAAATATTTCGGCTATAAATACAAGTCGGCAAGCTCATCTGGCACAACAAAGCCTGCACAGACTGCAAAGCCGACAACATCAAAGCCGAGCACAGGTACAAATGCAAGTGCAACATCAGGAAAAAGTGCGATAAAAACTGTTCAGAAGTGGGTAGGTGCTACCCAGGACGGAGTGTATGGTTCAAACACTAAGAAGTGTTTAATCAAAAAGCTTCAGAGTGAGCTTAATAAGCAGTTTGGCTTAAGACTTGCAGTAGATGGCATTTTTGGAGTTAATACTAAATCAGCTGTGGCAAGTCATGCAACCCTTTCGCTGGGTATGGCTGGCAATATTACAAAGGTGCTTCAGGGCTTGTTGATTTGTAACGGCTATTCAACCGGTGGCTTTGATGGAGTGTTTGGTAATTCAACAAAGTCAGCAGTAAAATCGTACCAGTCAAAACACGGCCTTACTTCTGATGGTATTGCAGGTGCTAAAACATTTGCTAAAATTTGTGGTTAACTTTGTAATAACCACAAATTTAATATATAGTATATATAATAAAAATCCCCTTCGCTTATTGAACGAAGGGGATTTTTTCAAACTTATTTACAATTTAATGCTAATTCGTTAAATCTTGATTTTCTGCAATTTTATGTATAGAATTTACAATGATTTCTATTTTTGAAATATAGTCTTCGACATATTCTTTTGTTATATCAGCCTGTTTAGCATCGGAGTGACATCTGTCATTTTGATGTGCTATTTTGTTTCTTCTTTGAAACAATTCCGATATAATTTCTTTGCCAACTTTTACTGATTCATTTTCACTTTTTTGGGGAAATGCTTCTACCATAACTTCGTTAAATTTGATTCCTATTAAATTTAGCTGATCTTTCATTTTTTCAAATGATAAAAAGACTTCGTGACTAAACCGATTGTTTAAATATTCAAATAGCCAATCATCTGTTTCTCTGGATTGCAAAGCCTCTTCAACTCTTTCCATTGGAATTTGAAATTTGTTGTATTTTTCTGATTTATTCCATGTTCCTGAAAACATTTTTACCATGCAATACTTGCTCATTTCATGAATATAGAAATCTAATAAACTTTCAGATAAAACAATTTGAGATCTCAAAATCATTTTAATGGCTATAATATTTTCCTCTTTATTAAGTTTTTCTGCAACACCAAACTGTTTTTTTACTTCATCCATACTATCGGTAAAATGCTGTTTGATTTCTGATAGTGGAAATTGTTTAGGAAATGGTATTGACCTTAAATCCCTTGTGTTTTCTGCACGAGGTGTGAGGGATAAGCTTCTTTTATTAGGCATATCTTCACCTCATATTATATATTATAAATTAGATCAGCAAAGTTAAGATTTAACATAGGAATAGCTCCATATTTTCCTGCAATATAACCTTTGCCGAAATTCTCATCTTTTCTTACATTTCTTATTTCAGTAAGCGAATATAAATCAGTAGAACGACCTTTAGATTTAATCTCCGTAAACCATATTTGATCTCTTCTAAATAAGTCGAAGTTTAACAACCCTGTTTCATGAGTCGTAAAAATCAATTGTGCGGGGTTGCTTCCGTGGGTATTTATAAATTGTTTTACTAAACCAAAAAGGAGTGATTCATGCAAATTCGATTCAAGTTCATCACAGATAAGCACTTTTCCATTTGTCAATATATCAATAAATGGGCAAAGTAAACCAAAAAGTTTTTTTATACCAGTAGATTCTTCTGTAAGTAAATTTGTATCAAAATCTTCATAAATTACTTTTGCTGAAATTTTATCAATCCGTTCACTAAGATATTTTTTGAATTCATCAGACAAAAATGGTGGAAGACTTGATATGTCAACTTCCTCCTTTTTGATTTCAACCTTAATATCTTTTATTCCAGTTCCAAGTGAATCTAAAAAATTAAGAACAATATTTTTTGTTTGCTCATTTTTATTGATTTGATGCAACGAGTAATTCATCCAATTATCCTGATTAACGCTACTGTAGATAACTAAACCATTTTTAAAGAAATTATATGCATATAAAGCTTCATCAACCGAACTGAAATTTGCAGCACACGAAAGCATTAAGCGATTTGGCTTAAGAACATCTTTGCAAGTGTTAAATTTGTTGCGAAAATTGCTTCCAGCTGTAAAATTATTGTCAATGCGCTCGAAAATTTTGGTTTTACGATTATTTGGAAAGTAAAATAGATATTCATCAGAAACTAGTGTATTAATCAATGAAAAACCATATGCATAACGCACATTATTTACCATAAACTGAATTTTATACACACTCTTTTTTTCATAACCTTCTAATTTGTGTGGAACTTGTAATATACCATCCCCAGGTTTATTGGATACGCTATCTATAACAAGGTTCTTAACAAAAGATATTGCATCTATAAAGTTACTTTTACCTGATCCATTGGCACCGTAAATAACAGCTGCTTTTAATATTTTAAGACCTGCTATTTGTTCTATATTCTCATTATGTGTCTTATCTGTTCCGGCAATCAAAGAAAAAAGTACTTCATCTCTGATTGATCTGTGGTTGGAGCAACTAAACTCTAATAACATATATATTCTCCTTTCAAAACAACTCGTTAATACATTCTATCACTTAAACGGCGATTTAGCAACCTAATTTGTAAAAAAAATGCAAAATCATATTGTAAATTTGCCTTAAATGACTATTTGAAATTATGATATGTATTTATAGTTGCTTAAGAATTATGTTTTATTTTTTGTAGTGTAATAGAAATTATGTATGGCACAATTGAAAAAATATATTTTCTAGCTGGATGATTTAAAACCAGTTGTTTATTTCAATAATTCATCTGTCGTAACATTAAATAAATCTGATACAGCTATTATGGTTTCGATAGTAGGCTCATTTCTTCCAATTTCGTAGCTTGAAATGCTTGCCCTGCTCAAATAGAGATTTTCACCCAATTCATCTTGCGTTAATCCATTTTCAAGTCTTAACGCTTTTAGCTTTTCGGGGAATGCCAATATTATCACTCCTATTTATCTAACATATTTTTGATGTGCCTGATAAACATCAGATTCATCAGATCTTGCGTATATTTGTGTTGTAGTCAGTTCTTCGTGGCCAAGCATTAGTGATACTTGTTCAATTGGCATACCGGCTCTAAGGGCATCGGTAGCCATGGTTCTTCTGAATCTATGTGGGTGACAATTTTCAATTCCGATGTTTCTACCAAGCTCACGGATACAGTTTACAAATTAAAGGTGAGGTGAATATCATAACTTTTTTCTGCCTTGCATTTGCCTAACATTTTTAACCGTTTTTCTTGTATTTTAACATATTTTAGCAGATAAAAGGCAAAAAAATAACCGCACTAAAAAGCTTAAAAATGGCTTTCTAATGCGGTTTTTTCTATGGTCGAGGTGACAGGACTTGAACCTGCGGCATCTTGGTCCCAAACCAAGCACTCTACCAAACTGAGCTACACCTCGAAATGTTGTTTAATAACAACAGCTTAATTATTATATACCATATTTTCGGATTTGTCAACATAATTTTCGTTTTTTATTAAAAATTAATTCAAATATTTTGAAAATCACCATAAAACAGACCGAAAATGCGATACAAAACAGCCGTCCCTACATAAGAAACGGCTGTTGGTGCAGGTAACCCTGACAAGTGGCTTATTTATCGGCTTTTTATGGTGTGACAGTAAAGTTGACAGTGCATTTTCGGACAGTCATACTATTGCAATGTTATTGCTCTTCATATAGCTGTCAGCTACAGCAAGATTTTCCATACTGTATTTTTGGAAAACATCACAGTATGTATCAAGCGTAATTCTTATATCAGTATGACCGAGAAGATTTTGCAGTACCTTTGCAGGCATACCTGATTCAATACATCTTGTTGCATATGTGTGACGAAGTGAATGTAAATCAACCTTTCCGTAAACACTCTTATCAAGTATATCATACTTTTTCAGCGTGTTTGCGTATTGATAATTTACCTGATTAGTTGTGACAAGTTTATCCACACTTGAAGCAAATATAAGACCGTCTTTTTTATCTCCGATACACTGTTTTAAAAAATCAGCCATATCATCATTAAAATAGATTGTACGCATACCTGCTTTAGTCTTTGTTGAGCCGCTTATATATGTTTTGCCGTTAAGACCTCTGCTGACAGTCTTACAAATCTTTATTGTACGGTCATTAAAGTTAATATCTTTGACTTCTAAAGCGTTGATTTCTCCCATTCGCATTCCTGTGAACATTGATAAAAGCATTTGTTCCGAATAGCGTATATCCTCGCTTTTGAGAACATCTATCAGCTTTTTCTGTTCATCAACAGTCAATGCTCTTACTTTTACAAGCTCCTGCTTTGACTTTGGCTTTCTGATGTTCAGCATAATGTTTTCTGTAACAATTTTCTTCCTTACAGCTTCATTGAAAACTGACTTTAAAAGCTGATATGCTTTATCCAAGTATGACTGCGAATAAGAGATTTTAGAAATGAAAAAATGCTTTATTACATCTTCCGTAATCTCACGCATTGCTAAATCATAAATAGGACTCATTGACTTTAATGTTTCATTCTTGCGGTCATATGAAGTTTGCTTAATCTCATTAAGAGAGAATTGTTCTTCAATCATCTTTTCGGCAAGCTCATAGACAGTTGTGTTATCGGGTTCGTCAAAAAATCCTGCTTTTGCCTGAATACGATATTCAAGCAACTTATTCTTAACAATGCGTTCGGTTTTACCGTAAGCCGTCTTGCGTTTTTTCTCACCGTTAATTTCAAGCGTTATCTGACCTGCAAAGCATTTTCTGCTTTTAACATAGTATACAGAACCGTCACCGTAATCAAGTTTCTTACATTTTGACTTTGGTTTTGTGCTTTTTGTGTTAATAAAAATCGTTCCTTTCCCAACCGTAAAGCACAAAAGATTTTTACTATATCAGTATTGTATAGCCTTAAATCTTTTGTGTCAATACGGTTGCTTAAATATTATGTAAATGCTTTAAATGCTCATACCCTTCTTTTCTGCGACCAGTTAAGAAAAGCATTTAGCTCAACTTTAAGATTTTTACCTACCCGTATTAAAGGGAAATCTGCTCTCAACATAATATTGCGTGCAGTAGGCAAGGAACAACCAAGTGCTTCGGCAACCTCTTTAGTACCGATGAATTTAATCTCTACACTCATATTAAGTCCTCCTTTTCATCAGGAAGGCTTTCTACAAGCTCAAGAAACTCCTTACAAGAAGTGCGTCTGCCGTCCTTATCTCTGGTGGGATTATAATGTTGACTATGCAATGAATATCCACATCTTGCAAGTACATATCTCAAATCCTCAAAACTAAAACCGTTGTATGAATTGCCTACTTTTTCTCCTGTGAGGATATTTACTACCCAATACCTCTGACACGGACGGTATCGAAGAGCTTTGTATCCTACATATAGAGGCTCTAATCTAAAACCAACTTCTTTTAGAATCTCTTTTATTCGCCATTGCGAATAGTTCTCATAACCCGTCTGAAAGGTTAAATCGCTAAGCTCGCTACCGCCTGTATATTCGAGAATTTCATCGGAATCATCTTCATCACACATATTCTTTTTCTCATCATTCATATGCTACCACCTTCCGTTTCTTCTGCGTGAAAATAGGGTATATCTTCAAACAAAGCGAACTGAATGATGTAATCACATATGCGAGGTGAATTGTAAAAGTAACCGTCAATACAATGCTCACTAAGACCGTATGAGGTTGCCGCACTGTATATACAGCTATATGACTGGAGAAAATTCGAAAGAGTCATAACTCCGACTCTATCAAAAATTTTGTCATGAAATATCAGAGAACCGCCTCTTGACACTTGTTCACTATAATAAGTCCCAAGCGGTTTGTCCTCTAAAATATCAACTCTGTCGCACCAATTTTTAATACCTGTTGTGATTCCGATATTAAGAATTGTGTCAATGTCCTCTTTTGGCAAATGAACCGTATGCTTTTGTATTTGACCGTTAAAGTCCTCAAAAGCTACTAAAAGGTCATTTGTTAGCTTCCAATACTTTACTACTTCATTAAGCATATAATTATCACTCATAATCATTCTCCTTATAGAAAATTATAATATAAAAATATGAAGTAAGATAATCATATTTCTATGGTAATCAGTTTTTAGGTTTTTCGGTTTTTATTTGTGTGTTTATAAGAAATTAAGTTTCTCGGTATTTATGTATTTCGGGTTCAATATCTCACTCCATATCCTTTGAATAAAAAGTGCGTTCAAATTCTTCATCAGATACTACCTGATTACCTGTGTTACTGCTTGTGTTTATTGCCGTTAGTGTAAACGGATTGTCACTTTCGGAGATCTTATTTACAATCTCGGCAACATCAATCTTTGTAAGGTCAACACTGACAAAGCAATCTGATAAACTTTG